TGATAGGAGCACCGCTTTTATTAACTGTAACGATAAATTTGAGCGTGTCCAAATCGTTGGAGTTAACGTTATACACTTGGTTTCGGATGGATTTTTCTATATCTACGGTTATGTTAAATTCTTTATTCATGGCCTATCCCTCCTTCAGTAAACCAAAATAAAAAAGCCTTATTCGGCTTCTGGTTTTTTCGTCTCTTCCTGTTGTTCATTCTTTTTAGCTGATTTAGTCTCAGCGATTTCCTTTTCTAACGCAATAATTTGAGCGGTTTTTATTGCGCTTTCACGTGTCAGGATACTTATCCTTGCAGTTAAATTTTCAATAATGTCATTTAAATCTATATTCATTATTTTCACTCCTATTTTAGCTAGCCTGTTGTTCTAAATTTGTAACCCTTTGAGTTAGTTCGTCAATTGATTGCTGCATAACTTCAAATAGTAAAACGTGATCATCTAACCTTTTAAGACTGGACTCTGCTTTAACATCAACTTCTTGAGTCGCTTTAACGTTATAACCTAATAATTTATATAGGTTGATTGCTTTTCCGTCAGGGGTAGCCACTTCTGGACTTAATTCGCTGATTAATCCTACTTGCCAGTTGTCATATATCCCGTTATCGACATCAGTTTGTAGGATATATCGATTTACATCAAGATTGTTAATTGTACTTAATCCAATGTCTGCTAAAGGTTCTATGTTTGTTTTATATGTGATTGATGAACCATTGCGCACCTCACTTGTGCGAATAGGCCTATAACCTATCTCTGTTGCGCCAGCTCCAAATAGATCCGTAACTCTCAACTCACCCGTTGCATCCACCGCTAAATAAAAATTAAAATCTGCATTTCTAATTCGTATTCCACTAGCCATTAAAACAGGTGAGCCATTATTATTCGTTCCAGATATATCACCTGCACCCGATGTATTTCCGCTACCAGTACCATTGATATAAGCTGAGTGACCAGAATCTATTTTATAGTGATTAGCAACAACATCTTTCCATCCGTTACCGTCCTGGTCTTTAATGTGAATCTCTTGCTTTGCCCCTAGAATTAAGTAGTCGCCAAACACTGTCCGAAGGTGCATGTTGTAGTTGTTATTCGGCTGTGATAATATCCCCATCACCGTATCATCACTTGCTCTAAATGTGATAGATTGACCGCTTGTAGTCGTATAAGGATTTAATCTTTTTAAGACAAGTCCTGCATCATTTGCATTTACACGAAAACCACCTGATGTAACGTCCACTAAGGTATTTTTGTCTGCAAAAATATTTAGATCATAAAAGGCTTCAATAGTCATATTTTGACCACTGTAAATATGCATACCTAAACCTTTAACCGTTCCTGTTCTTGTTTCATCTGCGTACAAGTCAATAAACCTAGCACCGTTTTTATCTGGTGACAAGCTATGGATTTCTTGCTGTGTTGATATACCTTTATCAGTTAAGACTGTCCATCTATTATCATCTATAGTGGTACTACCAGCTACCTTTTTAGCTATTCCTGCTCTGAAAGCTCCTTCAAAAGACTGTGTGAAAGACGTGTAAGTTGCAGGTCCGTCAGGGAAGTCGCGTACAAACTGACCGTAAATACCCATCATATTTCCATCTATTTCAGCGTAAGTTTGTGTAGAACCACCACGTATTTTTATGTGTGTTGTATCAATGGTCCCGGCTTTTAATTTTGATACTGACAAATTAGCAATTTTAGCATCATCTACAGCAAGATTCCCTATCTTTGCATTAGTTACTGCTAAATCATCAATTTGAGCTGTCCCAATGATTGCGTTCTGGAGTTTCGCCCTTGTAATTGATGCATTTGCTAGGGCCCCATTCGCAGCAGTAATACTATTAGCTGCCATTAGACGAGCTGAGATTTGACCATCTTGTATTTGCACTTCTGTAATGGAATTCTCAGCTAATAATTGAGCTGTTTTCGATAACTCTCTAAGCTCAGCTGCAATGTCCTCACCAAAAAAGATATCTTCCGAAATGATTCGTGCAGTATTTGCTGTAGCTTCATCAGAGAACGGTCCAGCTACTCCATGAGTGTTAACCGCGCGTACTCTAAAATACCACTGTTGATTGTTGTCTGCTTTATGGCTATATACACTTGTTTTCCCACGATACACTAGATTCGAAGCGTCAGGTGTAAATCCTTGTATTTGAGAAGCATATATTTCATAATGCGCTATTGATATTGTACTGACGAAATCCCACTCAACTAAAATGTTCTTAAACAATCCCGATGCAACTACATTCAATACTTTTGTTGGTGTGACATTTTCTATGCGGTCATCGGTTACGGGTTTATTTCCTCCTTTATCCCAAATACCGCCTTTATCATTCAGTTTAGTTTCAATATCATCCAATCGTTTTTCATCTGCATATAAATCAATATGCTGTCCTAACTCTACTTCTCCTGTATTATCTGGATCAGATACATCATATTCGAATGAAATAACACGTGATTCAATTTCAATTGGTTTGGAAAAAGAACGGTCAATAGCAAATGTGGTATCTCCTAAGCGCACCTTTTCATGTTCATATCCTGTAATTTCTTCTAATAAAAAAACATCCATCTCATAATTTTCAAGTGGACGCTTTTGTTCTTGTAATGCTTCCCAAGTCTCTAAAAGTAATAATTCTGGGTCTTCTTGATCACCGTTATCAAATATTCCGAATCTATGACGTAAAGAACCATCTTCATTTTTTCTTCCATACTCGGCAAGCGCTTCTGGATCTCCTACCCATTCTTGTCCTAAGGGTTTATCAACTGGATCACCATTACTTACTTTCCATTCAACATCAGCAAACGTAATCTTTCTTGTAAATCCACCATCGTCTGTTTCTAATGATGAACCACGACCATATAGGGCTGTTTTGGGAAATGATTGAACTTTATGGGTAAGGGTAAGGATGTCTTTATCTATCTCCCATCGTTTTCCTGTATCTGCTCCTCGTCTTGCTGGTGCATCGATAAAACGACCAGAAATTTTGTTCTCATCCTCATTCAATTCAATTCTATCCTTAAACTCTCCACCCCAATTATTAATACATTTTTCAATGCCATTAGTCGCTGTATCATAATAAACATTAGTTGAGTTAGTCCCTAATTCCGCAACTTCACCAACTTCCCAACGTGTACCTTCTAAGACTCTGCTTAATGCATCTTGTAACGTTGTATTGTAAAGTCGGATATCTTCAATAATTTCATCATTCAATTCAAGAAAAGCCGGTTCGCAAATAGCTGTTATTTGTGGTCCATTGGTTCCGTTTGTTTCTTCTGGTTCTTTAATAACAAAAAGCCTAAAAGCACCGTCTTTATCCATAAATGCTACTTGGTTTTCAGCTACTACGTGTTTTGAATCCTCGTGATCCGCTGACACAGTGAACTCAAAAGTTGAACCTTGATTAAGAATTTCCTTAAATGGTGCATCCCAAAAAGAACATGCTCCTTCTACTTCGTTTGAGAGGACAGCTAATAGATTGTCATACGGATCAAAAATAAGTAAATCAGACATCTACAACCACCTCGGCTTGAATTTAATCGTTGTTTTTGCAACGTCGGAAGGTGTTACCGTCAAAATATTTTCTCCTGGCATCAAATTAAAAGGATTATTGCGCCAGTAATAAGTGTGCATATTTAAGACATTATTAATAAATACTTTACGCTTAGACAAATCAACTTCTAATTTATCACCTGCATCAAAGTTATATATTATTCTCACAAATTTACCGTTAGAGTGTTCAATTTTATACTCAGTTGCAGAAGAAGTGAAATTCACTATAATGATTGGTGTTGCTTCTTCATTTCCTTCATTTCGTATTGGATAGTCACCTAATACCAATTCCTCTTCTATACCATAAATAAGCGGATCGAGCATAGTTAACTCAATTGAAAATTCCCCATCTTCCATAGTGATGTTATCAATATCATAATCCCCTTCTTGAATCGCATATAATTCCTTATTTGGAGAGATATCTCTAACAATCTTAAATTCTTCCTTGGTATAAAACATCCTGAAAATATCGTGTTTCAAGTTGTCAAAAGACTGAATGTCCTCTGCCTCAAATTCAAATCCAATTTCTATCTTCCTTGTTTTTATTCGAGAAGATACTAAAAATGAACCGTTGCCTTTTGGCCGTTCTATTGTTCTTCTTTCTGCGTCAGGGGAAAAAATATGAAATGAGGATACCCACAATCCTAAGTTGTGCATGTCAAATATTTCACCGTTAACATATTCAATTAGGAAGTTAAGTTTACTTTTCATCGAATTCTCCCCTTTATAGTCCTTGCACTTTGGTTTTGATGCCTAACTGTTTCTTCTCGAATCGGTTTCCACATTACTTTTCCAACAGATTTTTTATTCAAAACTACATCCGCTGCTTCGATATTCACTTGAAGTATATTGTTAGATACTTTATCAACTAAGTTATTTTTCGCATTTGACAACTTGTTTTGTGCTGCAGCAATTAACTTTGCTATTTTCATAGCGTGAGGTCCTTCAAAAGGAACAATCCCCTCTTCCACATCACCAAATCCTGCATTACCTGCAATAAATGGCTGTGTCATTACCCCGCCTGTTTTGTGCCAATTCACATTAAATCTTGGGTAAGGAATGCTTATCCCTGCAATCTCTTTATAAGCTGTACTTATATCGATTTTCGGAAGTTTTGGTTTTGGAATCGTAATCTTCATTTTGCTAAACGCACCAGTGATCTTGTCTATAATTCCAAGGATAGTATCACGTGCATTTTGAATTGGATTTGTCATAAAATCCTTTACTTTAGAAAAAATCGATTGAGCTTTAGATTTTATTGAATCAAAATTTTTATAAATAAATAATGCTAATGCCCCAATCGGACCAGTTACTACTGCAAGTATAGTTGAACCCCATTTTTGAAAGAACGAGATGACATAATTAAATACTTTTACTGCAGTATCCTTTATCCAATTCCACGCTTTAGTAACAGCGTTTCTAAAAGCTTCGTTTTTCTGCCACAAAAGAACAATAGCTGTAACGAGTGCGGTTATTATCGCAATTACAATTCCGACTGGTCCCGTCAGAGCTAACATTACAATCCTTAATACTTTAAAGACTGGCGCAAGTTTAGAAATCCAGCTCCACAGCTTTGTAACAACATTTATAATTGGCATTACACCTTGCAAGAAAAATCCAAAGAAAGATATTAGTGGACCTAAAATCGCTAATAATCCACCAATCACCACAACTACCCTTTGAATGCCAGGACTAAGGTTTTGAAACCATAGTGCAAACCGTTCAAGGTATGGAGTTACTTGCATGAGCATATTTAATAAAATAATTCCAACTGGTTCTAATGCTGCACCTATAGATCTTAAAGAACTTTGAAGTTTCATCCCAAAAGATTCTTCTTGAGATTGTGCTAGGGCATCCATGGATCCTTTAGTATTTTGTAGCGAGGTGTTAACATCATTTAAAGAAAATACAGTTTTTGCGCCCATGTCTTCAAACTTTGTACCGAATAAGTCAACACCTATTTGATTGGCTAATACTTGATCATCCATCTTTTCTAGTTCTGGAATAACAACGTCAAATAATTCCTGTGTTGTTGCTTTACCATCTAGGAATTTTTGAAACATATCCTGTGTACTTTGGGACATTCCTTCAAATGCTTCGGCTGTTGTTTTAGAACCATCCCTTGCACGAATATCAAACTCTTTCATCAAGTCATTAATGTAGTCTAGATTATAAGCTCCATTTTGACTTCCATTAGCTAATATAGTGAAATACTCTTCCGCGGAAAATCCCATTTGTTTAAATAGAGGAGCATATTCAGAAACGTTATCGAACATTTCTTGGGAGTAATTTAACCCTTCTGCTTGGCCCTTAGCGAACAAATCCATAGCTTCTTGAGATGTTAATCCAAAGTTATGCATCAATTGATTAATACCACGTGTAGCTTCACTAACATCCGAATCCGTTACTTTTGCTAAAGTTAATATGTCCTTAGTAGCCTCTTGAAGTGGTTCCCCATCGTTAATGCCTTGAATATTTTGCTTTACTAACATCATTGCTCTTGCAGCATCTTCTGGATTGTCACCGAATCCGTCCGTCCAAACTGTACGCAAATCTTCTTCAAGTTGCTTAGCTTCTTCTCCTGTTGTGCCTAATGAACCATTTAATAAACGAACTGCTCCATCTATATCAACTGCAGTTTTCCCTGCAGCAAGACCCATACCAGCTAACGGAAGTGTTACACCAGTGGAAAATTTACCTCCAATGTCTTTTGCTTTATCTCCTACTTCTGCTAGAGCATCAGATAATTTCTTAGCATCCTTAGCAGTGTCTTCCATTGCTTGGGATTGTTTATTCAATTCCGCTTTAGTACCGCTTATGGCATTCTCGAGCTTTTGTTCACTAATACGTAAATCTAATAATTTATTTGATAGTTTATTAGCCTCATTAGAGTTTTCACCATAATGTTGCTTGGCTTTTGCTAATTGTTCCTCTGTTAATTTAATCTTCTTTCTAGTCAGTTCTTGTTCACTTGATAAACGATTTATTTTGTTGCTTAATAGGTCCGATGCAGAGCCATTTTGTTTCAATTGTTCTTCTTGCAACTTAAATTCTTTTCTTAATTTCGTACTCTCACGATTTATTTCGGCCATGCCATCATTAAACTCTTTATTGAGTACACTAAATTTAACTTTAGCTTCTGGTTGTTTTGCCATTCGTTCACCTCCGATCTATTGATATTTAGGGTTATTAGACCATGAATCATATGCTTGTTTGTTTTCGAATATCCGTTCAACATCAAACAACGGATAATCCCAGAAGGTTTCATGGTCAATTCCATAGGCTAATACATAAAGGGTGTAAAGGTCTTCTACACATTGAATATTTAGTTTAGGAGGTTTTATTTTCCGTTCGCCTTTTTCCGCTTTTTTTTTGTGCTTTGTTCTAATCCCTTTTTGAATTCATTTGGATTATCGTCAATGTAAGGCATAACTAACTCGATATAATCAATCATTATTTTTTCCATATCAGCGTGGTATAAGTTGAGAAAATCATCGTAGGAGAGTTGTAAAGCTTTATTCGCTCCAATCACACCCAAATAGATGACAGGTAAATATTTTTCAATATCTATAATTTCTGCTTGTTCAGGTGTGATGTTATCCATATCAATATTCCCATCAGAATCAACCAGCTGATTCATTTTAATCAATTCGCTAATGAGTGATGTTTTTGTAATTCCAAGTTGCTGTCCTCTAGCTAAGGATCTATGAGTAAGAAATGCAGGATATCTCTTCGGATTAATAAAACGTTTTTCAAAAGTCCCATCTTCCAATTCAACAATTTCAACTTCCTTTAATTCAATAGCGCTAATTTTAACACCCATTTAGATTCCTCCTTCCTATATACAAATAAAAAAGGAGCAGGTAAAAACCTACTCCTAAGGCGCTGGAATTGCTTCGACAAGCGTGTAATTAAATTCAGAATGCCAAGTGTCAGCAATAGTTGGATCATCTAATTCTGAAACAAACGCTTCGTAATATAAGTTACCTTGTTCATCTGGATATGCAGTTACTTCAACTTCCATTTGTGCTACTTCATCTGCACCATTTTCAATTGCGAATTTAAACCCTGTAGCACTAACCGCTTTCGGGAAAGCAATTAATTTCACTACATCTTCAAACTCATCAATTACGTCAGCAGTATAAACAAATTCTTTCCCTTTGCTTTGCTGAGAATATTTATAAACACCAGGCTTTAATCCTTCTGTACTTAATCCGAAGAAATCACGAACAACTCCAACCGGGATAAGTGCAGAAATTGTTATGTCAATCTTTTCAGGTTTTGTCTTTTTACGGACCTCTACACCTTCTGCTCTTTTTATTAATTCTCTTAAAGTTGTTTCTCCTTCGATAGATCCGATACTCCCAAACTTGGTTCCTGGCTTTTTTGTTCCATCGGTTTCAAAAAACTGAATGCTTGAATTTTTAATACTAGTTGAATCAAACTCTTCTACAATTGTAGCCATTAATTTAACGCCTCCTCTAATTTCTTATCTATCCGCTCATTCAATCTATTCATAATTCTTGGTGTAGCCTTTTCTAATCCTTTTTCCATGAATCTTTGTTCTACTGGATTGGATGGTCCACGTCCTTCATTCGGAAAGACGAGGTATCCAAAACTACCTTTTTTCTTTGCAGCTCCACCCTTAGTTGTAATCGTGAAACCCAAATTGTCATTTTTCACTTTAGACCAATTACTTGTCTTCGCATGTTTCTTTTTTCTCATTCTGTTTTTAAATGTGGATACTGGAATGAATTTAGTAATTTCTTCAATCGTTATCTCAGCACCGTCTGTATGTAAAGTGTCATTAATAACATCCTCCATTACATCAGGTAGTTGAGATATTTTATTTTGAAGTTTTACTATCTCTGAATAATCCAGCTTATACTTGATACTCAATTGGAATCTTCCTCGTAAATGTAATTGTTACTCTATCCATAAAACGATCAGTATCCTTCATCTGCATTCGTTCTTTAGTTGAATCAGTAAAGTAGACTCCTTTAACTGTTATCAGACTAGATATAATATCTATTGTCATTTCGTCTACATCATCTTTATTTTCAGAATGATAATAAACATTGATATCCTGAGAGAGTTTTTTAAAATCTTGTGTAGGTTGGAAATTCCCTGTTTCAAAAATAAAACAGTTATAACCGTTTTTATCAAGGTCCTTTTCCTCGTCCTCTGCAATATCATCCTCAAAAACAGGAAGATTAAATTGAGTTGAAAGGTTATTAAAAATGGCTTCTTTTTGTTCGCGCATTATTGTTTTAGTTCTTTCATTCAACTTAATCCACCTACTTCCTGAAGATAGAAATAAAGATGCCGTTTTAAGTTGTCAGAATCAACTTTAATCACATCATATTCTATATTATTTATGATTACATTTAGTTTAGCTTTATTAACGTTCCTAAAAGAAGGAGGGTACTGAGTTTTAACTTTTAAGTCTAAACTCGCACCCATCATACCAGCAAATTGAAAGTCATTGTCTCTTCTTGAAATCTCTTTGAATGCTAATGTTCCTTCACTGATAAAGGCTTCTCCTATTCGTTTTCCAGTAGAAGAGCGTTGCGTTTGTTTATGTCCATAAATTAATAAACCATCATTAAACACTTCATGTAGTGGTGGTTGTTGTTGACGAAACATGTTTTTTCACTCCTTCTCTTATGGAAAGTTTAAGGAGTTCTCGCTTGAAATTGACTTCAAACATTTCAAATGTATTGTTACGAACATAACGACAATAATCTAGCAATAACTGCTTTGCCTGGTAATCATCTTCATAAACCAACTCACAATCAGCAATGTCGTTTAAATATGCTTTCCCTCTGTTGATCATGGGTATTAACACAGTGGCATCTTCTTCATTCCACGTTATGTGTAAGTAGCTTTTTACCTCTTCAAGCATAAAAACCACCTCCTATTATTTTTCAGAAGATGGTTCTTTCGTTTCTTCATTCGATTCAACTTCCTGGATAAAGACACGTTTATAATGTTTATGTTCCTTAGACAATTCCTCGATTCGTTTTTTTGTAGGTTTGTAGTCTCCTTTGGGATACTCATCTCCCACCTCGTAAAGAGTGTTATTGTCTTTTGAATCTTTAAACTTATTGATTACTTTATAAGGCATGTATAAATCTCCCTTCTATTTATCCATTAAACTGCAGGTGCTGGTTCAAGAGCGCTAATATCGTATACAGTGAATGAATCTGGATCAAGCGGCCGACCGTTTGCAAGGCGACGAATTAAATACAAACGTTGGTCTTCAATCATTCGTAATACATCAGTAGTTTCTAATGTCTGTTTTGATGCAACACCCATAAAGTAATCCTTTGGATTACCCGCAACCATACGATTTAATGGCACTGCAGGAGATTGTACAATTTTAAGACCCGGAACTGCAAAATTATCATATGTCCATGTACCATCGTCTTTTTGTTTTGCTCCTAATGAAAAGAATTTTGTTGCATAATCTAATGGATTGACAATTAGAGTTACACCAGTATAACGACGAGTACCACCTTTTGTAGTTGGCGCTAGTATTTCTGTTCCAATTGTTGATGGTGAAAAATCAGGTAAAGCAACAGGTGTTTTGTCAGGGTAAGCTCCACCAACTACAGCTCCTTCTAAATCTTTAATCATACCAATTGGTTTTTTGTTACCATCGCCATTAACAATTACGTTTTCTAATTCATCGGCAACAACTTCTTGCATAAAGAGACGGACGTAACGATCTAACCATTCAGGTCCCAGCTCAAACATTGCTTTTGATACAACTAAGAAACCACTAAGTTTGAACATACCTTGTTCAATTGTGCGGAAACCTTCATCAATCATTTCTTGAACTGCAGCTGTTACATCTCCCCAGAACGCAGCTGGTGTTCCTGGCTTACGAAGTACCCAAGATGTAGTTGCTCCTGTTTGTTGAAAGTTAACTAATGATAATAAAGGGTGTTCTTTTTGCAAATCCTCGAACACTCGTTCAAATACAGTTGGAGGCATTAATTGTTCAACTTGATCAAATGATTGTACCTCGATTGCAGCATTGTAAAATTTCTTTTCTTCTGTGGTTAAAACACGAACACCACGGGAAGCTAAAACTTGTGCATCCCAATTCTCATCTTTAGCTTGTTGAGCTTCTTTGATGACTGAGTTCATCATGTCTTGGAAATGAAGTAAATTGTTTTCAAAGTTTGTTACAATTTTTTCCGCAACCTCTTTTGCATCTCCATTTTCAAATGCTTGTTGCATTGCAGTGATTTGCTCATCCTTATTTTCAATTACTGTTTGACTGCGATCTAAATTTTTCACCGCAAAATGTTGAAGGTTAAGGTTAAGTAAGAAATCTTTTTTAGTTGTTAAAGTCATTAATTTTCCCTCCTGAATTTACCTAAGATATTTTTATTACTAGCACTTGCAGCAATCAGCGTTTTATTATTTCTGAATTTCATAAGGACGTTATTTTTGTATGCTTCAGCATCAATGTCCTCTGCTTCATCATCTTCAGTTTCATCCACTTCATTCACCTTATCAGCGAGACCAACTTCTACTGCTTCACTTGCAGTAAACCATGTTTCATTTTGAATCATGGTGTCTATTTCACTTCTTTCACCTTGATAACGTGTCATATAGATATCTGCAAGAGATTTATCTAAGCCTTCCAAAGCGTTTAATGTCTTCTTAATATCAGTCTTAGTACCCCATGCAAATGTGGAAGCTTCATGAATCATCAACATGGAACCGGTATTCATGATTAGTTCGTCAGCTGCCATTGCAATTACAGATGCTGCACTTGCAGCTAATCCATCTACATAAATAATTACTTTTGCATCATGGTTCTTTAGTTGATTATAAATTGTAATGCCATCGAAAGCGTCGCCTCCAGGACTATTCAAACGAACAGTGACTGTTTCGGTCGTGACATTCTTTAAAGCTTCCTTAATATCATTTGCTGATATAGATTCATACCACCAGGACTCACCGATATCACCATAAATAGTAATCTCAGTTGTATCTCCGGAAACTTCCGCTTTAAAATTATGTTTGATTTCAGCAGCCATTTCATTGTACTTTTCGTTCTTGAATCGCTTCATTTTCACTTACTTTCACCCCCTTTCAAATAATCTTTGACACTTTGATAGTTCTTAGTAATGTGGTGCTCATTCGCCCAATCTGCGTCAATTGGTTCCTCGCCAATCATCATTCTGTTTTCATTGACACTGCGGGTACCACTTGAGAATAATTTATCTATTGCAGTTGCCAATTTGACGATATCTACGTACTTGATCATAGAGGTATCAACTTTCATATAATTACGTTTTAAGTACCCATCCTTTTTGTATACTTTTCTATTTCCTTCGTCTTGAATTAACTCTGCAATTGGAGCAATACAAAACATAACAAAATTATCTGTCTGCCCCTCCACATCAGCTAAATCACCTTTGATTAAACCTTTAGGGATAAGAAACCCCATACTCACAATGTCAAATACATCATCAATAAGAGCGCGTATGTCTCTACTTGTGCGACCACTATTTGAAAGATTGGTAAGTTCCTCAAGAGTAATTCCATCTTGCAATGGAAGAGCAGCTGCGTTTTCAGCTTCAAGAAACTTTTTTAATTGTGCGTTAAACATTTCCTCACGCTGTTCTTGTTCTTCTGTATTCTGAGAAAACACGCCTTCCAATTTCAGTTTCACTCTCAAAGCATTTGACCGTTTATAATAGTTCATTGCAGATGCTATCAGCTTTCCGTATGTCTCATATAAATCATCAATAACATTTCTAATCTTGTTATTGTTAAGTTTGAAATATAGGACCTCGCTTTCTTGAAAGGATTTATTTAATTGATATCCATTCACTACAATTTTCGAATATGTATTTTCAAAAAATGCATATTCTTTTCTGTCAAAATCATCCGCTATATACAACTGTTCATTTTGCATAATAACTAAGCATTCATTCTCATAAACTAATTTTGATACGAATTCATGAAAGAATTGACTAGCATTTTGATTTTGATTGGGCTCTACGTTAAAAAGGTAATGATTACGACTGATAATCTCCTTGCCATTTTCGAACGTTCGAATCGGGCAACGAACTAAAGTGTTAGCAATTAAATTTATACATGACTCAACAGCTAATCTTTTAATGTGATATTCAATGGCTAAATCTAAATAAATAACATCGTTTAATTTCCCTTCTGGGGTAAACCAACTTTTAAAGAAACTATATAATCCCAAACTCTCACCTCCTTAAAATACAATAGCTTTCAGTGGTTTTTGTAGTTTTCTATCTTTCAATTCAGAATCAAATTGCAACGCATGAATAAACGCAAAAAAGCCATCTGTCTTTCTCAGACGTGGCTCGATCTTTTCATAAGTTATATTCCCTTTTCCATCTCTTTTTACATACGTATTATTCGTATACCAACGCATCATTAGATCATCACCATATACAATGTTTTCATATGCGAATAAGTCTTCAACAATTGGTTGTAATTGTGTATGCGTTTTGGTACCACTTCTTGCTATAGACAAATTTTTAAATCCAACTTTTTCGAATTCTTCTCTAAGATAATTTACCCTATACATATCACTAGCAATTAATTTTATCTGGTATTCGCTAGATTTTTCAGCAAACCACTTTACAACATATTCGGGTTTTATTGTTTCATCTTTTATAATTGTTACTAACCCTTGTTCTTTTGCCAATTCAATATCGACTTTATAATTGTTTTGTTTTAATGATTTTTGGTTAATAAATGTATGATGCAACCAATATCTTTTTGAACCAACTTTAAAGTATAATCCTACTCCAACAAAATCTTTCGTATCTGCATAATCAACACCACCAATGCATTCAAAACCTTTAAGGTTTGGTATATCCTGATTGGTTGCTTCGATTTTTTCCCATTCAGCAACTAAATCATAAGCATCCTGAGAAGGGATGTTCATTCTTTTTGTCATAAATTCAATCTTTGCTGATTTACGATGTTCAATATTATGGTATTCCGTTTCCATTTCGAGCATTAAATGGGGAAAGTAATTGATTGATGGATTTGCTTTTTCCCAGTTGGTTTTATGATGTACTTCTTCTGGTGAATCCAGTTTACAAATGAAGGGGAACATTCTGCTATTTTGGATTTCTCCATTTAATAGCATTTTCGCTTCTTCCTTCATGTGGTCCAGAAAACCATCACGGATATTTCCATCTGTAGTAATATAAAATCTTCTTGGTCTTGGTACTTTCCCTAACGCAGAGGTGAAAACCTTTATGTTATCTTCGCTCTCATATGCATGTACTTCATCAAATATTACCGCCCCTGGTCTCAAACCATCTTTTGTTTTAGCATTATTTGTGAAGTATTCAAGCTTTGATTTCGTCTTATAGAATCCTATAACTTCTAGAGTTCTTTTAAAATGTTTGCTAAGTTTTTTCCAGTGATCATCTAGCACTTCCCATACATCCATAAAAGATGTCTTTGCTTGTTTTTGATTAGTTGCAACAATTGCTACGTCATACTTTCTAATTTTTTGTTTAGAAATCAAGTAAAAACATAACGCTGCAATGAATCCATTCTTTCCAGCTCCACGACCCATCATTAAAAAAAACTCATTAAAGACTAATGAGTCATCATTTTTATAAAACAGTCCTACAACGAATGCAGTTATAAATTTTTGCCACGGTAGTAATTTAAAAGGAAAATACTTTTCTATATTTTCAATCGCATCATTGATTTCATCATGATTGATATAGATTAAGTCTCTTTCTCGATTTAATTTTTCCTTTAAATATTTTATTAAAAGCTTTAATTCTTTTGACGCTTTAATATTACCGGATTCAATTTCTTGCATATAAAAATCAATGTGTTCATTATATATAACCTTAGAAATCGTCATCGCCATCATCCTTAATTTCTGGTGATGCCTTTAATCCGAGGTCTGATAAAATTTTTAACATCTGCGCATTCGTTTTATTAAGGTCATTGATGGAGGGATTAGATTTAGGTCCATGCATCCCAACAACCTTTATACCGTTCGTTTTTATGTCTTCTATTAATTCATTCTTTACATCCCAAAGAGCTAGGTAGTCTTGTACCAAATCTACATAGTGAGTTCCAGTGATCCACTTTTCTTCCAACTGGTTTAAAAGGTCATTCTCAATGCGCTTTCTTTGAGCTTTGCTGTTTCTCGCCATTTTCCTTTCCCTCCTTCCATTTATTTACCAGTAATTACCAATAAATCATAGTGAAATTGGCTCAAATCTATTTAATCTGCACCCCTCCCCGTTGAACGGTTCCCCCAAAAATGGTGAAACTTTTTGACCGGGGGGTATATGTTATCCTTTTCTATCAAGATAAATCACATATTCATCATCTTTTGCGTTGTAATCAATGCTGTTAATGTCATAGTCTAATAAGATCTTCTTGATATTCTCTTTTGCTTTCTTTTGAACTGAACTTTGTAACAGTTTATTAGGATACTCATGCATTTCATCAAACGTAATAGCACTTGGTCGATACCATAATAATGTTGTATGCTTTCCGCACTTGCTGCAGCTTCGACCATCTTTCCTTGGATCAGAAGCTTTAACTATTTCTTGATGTTGACAATATAAACATTCATATAGATAATCTGTACAACTCATTTACCATCTCTCCTCGTTTATAAACTTTGGTTTGTTACTAATCTTATCCAATCGATCATGTACTTCGTTATGACACGGAATGCAAAGGCATTGTAAGTTGTCCAGTGATAAAGCTAACTCTGGATGAGTCTTTACTTCTTTCATATGATGAACATTCTCTGCAGGTCCAACTTTACCCTTAGCCTTGCATAGTTGACACTCATTATTGTCTCGTTTCAACGCTCTTTCCCGAAGTGCCAACCATTCTTTACATTTATAAAACTTCATAAGGTTATCGGAACGAATGAGCTTAATTAATTCCTCTGTTGTCATTTCCTTCTCATTGCTCCTCCCTTACCACGTCTATAAGTATCACGATTCATCCCCATAATATCTACCCAATCAACCTTCTCTTCTTTCTTCTTAGCTGTACTAGATTTGTTGTTATCTTTATTCTTTTTCTTATTCTTAGGTTTTGGTAGAGATACTCTTATCTTGTTGAGCTGCTTCTTCTGTTTGTCATTAAGATGATCTTCAAGTCTCATATCAATCACCTCTTGGGTTAATAAGTCCCTGTCAGGAATCGAACCCGAACTAGCAAGGTAGAAACATGTTGTGCTTTCCGTTACACCACAGAGACATAAAAAATGCGTCCTCCCAATTTGGAAAGACGCTAACCTGCTTCAAGAAATTTTCTCACATTACAATCATATCACCTTTATAACCAAAAGAAGTTCATAATTAGTTCGCGAAAAGTTCGCGAAAAGTTCGTCGAAAGTTCGCGCTTTGTGTCAATAATCCTCGAACTGCGAAGTTAATACCAGTCCTTACCGTTCATTTTTTCAAGAAGTTTTTCAGTTGGTATATAAAAATAATCTTTTTCCATATCCAACATCTCAAAGTAAGAAAACCCTTTGTATTCGATTGTTAAATCTATGATTTGTTCATTTTGTTGGATGGCTTTGTAGTCGCAATTAGCTTTCAATAAAGCCCACGCTTTGCCAATTTGAACTTGGGAACTTGCTGAATCCCTATCTGTCCAATTATCTTGTTTTACAATTGCTTTTTCGCAAAGAGAAATCAAATAATCTCTGTCCATTTCATACTCCTTTCTTACTGCGCTCTTTTAGTCAATTTTCTCGAAGTGAGAACTAGCAATGTTCTTCATCATTAGACCATTCATTGTTACATTCTGGACAATAGTAAACTTCAATTTTGTCATTATCTTCATAAAAAGATTTAATAATATAAGCCTTTTGTCCTTCACAACGATGACAGAAATATCTTTCTTTGCCACTAAGTAATAAATCAATTTTATCCATTTTTTAAAAACCCTCCTAATTCGCTTTTTGGTCTTTCGGATCTAACCAATCAACACCAATGTTGTTAAATGGTTCGCAATCCCATTTTCCTATCTTTAAACTTTGATACTTATCCCAAGCTTCAGAGTATTCAAGAAAAGCCTTAACAATTGGCAATTCATTAAATTCTGTATCTAATGAATGCAACAAGTCATATTCAGAAATTCCTAACAAATTTGTAATTCCTATAAGCGATTTAACGCTTAAAACAGGACTATTTTGGTACTTTTCATGATAATGTTGTCTACTAAATCCCATAGCTTTACAAATATCTTTTTTTCTCAATCCGTGCACTTTTCGCAGAAACTCTATTCGTCTTTTAGCCCTAATTACTTTCTCGTCATACTCCATTTCCACGCCCTCCTTACCCAAAACTTTCAGTACTAGCCCCGAACTATTACAAAAATAAATCTGCATTTTCGTAAATGTTGCCGATTACTTCAACTCTTGTTTCCATGGTTGGATTATCGTTAAATAAGAATGTTTTGTTATCAAAGTTATAGCTATCTAGTAAGAACCCCGCCGCATATCCCCTCGGCAAGATTCTTCCTTTTTCAGATATTAAATATTTGGTGATGACTACTCCTTTTTTCAGGATTATTTCATGTAAAGAATAGCAACCATGAGTTTCTTGATTAATGTCAACAGGAACTCTTAATATATCCCCTTCGTAAATCTCCTTACCGTTCTTATCGAGTAAGCCAGTGTATTGCGTTACTTCGTATTCTGGATTGTTTAAAAAATCACCTAAGACATATTCCCTAGCAATATCTCCTTCGTGGAAATGTTCATAAACTTTATCCCAAGCACGAAACTTAATTTCCCTCATTACTTTCATCCCTTTACTTTTTTTGTCGTATTAGCATAAGTATTTCATTTGATTTTGAGCACTTTTGAATCTAAAATGCCCTCTCATTCTCAATTAGTGAATTAGCTTTAACCTATAATGTGTACAACTCGAAGCTTTCAAACAATCCCTATAAAATCAATATTTATAGGTACTTTATTTTTTCAATTTGACAACATGAAATTTGTAGACAATTGAAAAATAGATAAAAAAATATAGAAATCATTAAATCTTAAATTTACGTTGCATTTCATTCAAGCTATCTTGCTCAATACCGATGTATCTTAAGGTAATACTTGGATCAGAATGGTTAAATATTTTTTGAAGAGCTGCAACATCTTTAAATTGCTTATAGTGATGATACCCGTATGTCTTTCTTAGAGAATGGGTACCAATTCGTTCTAAATCAAATTCTTCTGCAATTTCACTTAAAATTACATATGCCATTCCTCGAGTGATTGGCTTGTTCTTCCCTTCTCTGCTTTTAATCAAAAATTCAGACGAATCTTTATCCTTTACATAGTTCCTAATTTCTTTCTTAAGTTCTCCAGGCATTTTAATTTGTTTGGGCTTTCCAGTCTTCTTTTCCCTTATATAGATATCCCAGCCTTGAACGTCACGTACTCTTAATCTCAAAATATCTGATATCCTAAGTCCCGTATTAATTCCTAACAAGAATAAAATATAATTCCTCTCGTTTTCTCTCTTTAAGGATTTCTTTATTTCTTGAAGGAGCTCTCTATCACGTATGGGTTGAACGAGGTTCATGATTATTTCCCCCCGTTCTTTTTCTTATACACTTCAATTTTAAGAGCAAATGCTAATCGTAAAATTGCTTTATCTTTTACTTCATAGTATTTAGTTTTGCCGATTCCTAATTCAGTCCAGATATCCAAGTCATATCCAATATCATGGCACATATATTTCTTTAAAATAATGAAACGTTCGTCGTTCTTCAATGTATTTACAGCTTTGTGAATTTTGCTCATAAACTCATTTCTTGATTTTTCTAGTTCGATACGCTCAATTGCTATATCTTCAGTTGAACTATGAAACGAGTTAGTAACAACAGGAGGAATAACCGAGTATGTAGGTGTGATTTTCGGAATAAAATCACTAGGCAGTGTTACTAAGTATTTTCGATAATCTTCAAATTTAGCTTCTACCTTTTTTCTTGTAGCTTTCGTATTTACTTCTGGTAAGATTATTGTCATTTGTCTTTTCACAACCGAACTCCTCCTGTGATATAATAAAGTTAGGGTCAGTCAGGAGAAGTCCTGGCTTTTTTATTTTTCCTTTCGGCTATCTCTACCTGATAAAACGTCTTTATATGCTGCTTTACCTTTTCTCTTTGACTTTGTTGATTGTTTTATAGGATATTTTTTTATATACTCTTGTCTTTCCTTCTCCGTCATTTTCCACTCATGTACCTTGCCGTGCATCATTGATTATCCCCTTTCTTCTAAAATACCTTTCTTCACGAATATGTTTCTCCAACACTCTTTAACTCTCAATTCATTTCGGAACTTACTGCTTTTCTGCAACCATTTCTTATACTTTTTTTTATTTTTCATACAGGATTCTCCACCTTTTTTCAAAATGGTAAGTCGTCATCTGATATATCAATTGGTTGTCCACTATTTGCAAATGGATCATTATCATTTCGTGCATTTCCACGAGTCGTTTGGCTGTTTGATTGATTATTAGATTGATAATTTTCATGTATCGGTGGTGGATCTGTCGGACTTTGATATCCTCCATCTTTTTTAGGTTCAAGAAATTGAACAGACTCAGCAATAACTTCTGTAATATAAACGCGTCTACCATCTTGCCCTTCATAGTTTCTAGTTTGGATGCGTCCGTCAACTCCAGCTAATGAACCTTTCTTTAAGAAATTGGCTACATTTTCAGCAGGTTTTCTCCACACAACAATGTTTATAAAATCCGCTTCGCGATCACCTTGTTGATTCGTAAATGTACGATTAACTGCTAAAGTGAATGTTGCTACTGCTACACCTGATGGTGTATATCTTAACTCCGGGTCCTTAGTTAAACGTCCAACAAGGACTGCTCGATTCATCATGTTCATACCCTCCGAATTCATTTGTTTTTATAGACTAATTGAATTAGTTCCATTTTCTTTTGAGGACTCATAAAGTTTATCTCCTTGCAATTGTCGCAATGGTACCCTGGTACTCTTGGGTTTACCATGTGGACTTTCACAACATACTCGTGTATTTCTTGAGGCGCTCCACAGTTTTTACAAAAGAACAAATATTTTAAGTTCATTCATCAAACTTCCCTTCAGCTAAATATGCATTCAATTGCAACAGGAAAGTGTATAAGTCTTTCTTCTGTTTTTTAATCTCATGGAGTTGTAAATCAATAAACCTTTGTAATTTTTGTTTACTTACAGGCATGTGATCACTCCTTTTTTGGTATTAATACAAGCTTATCGTCTTCCAGTCGGACGACAATTGATGCGTTATCATCTAGGGAAAGCAATTTCCTCAAGGGCGCAGGAATGGTAATTATTCCACGCTGACACATAAACACCTCATACTCGTTGTTTTCGTTTTCCTTCCATTTCGGCAAGAGCTCCATCACCCCTTAACTCTTTTCTCGAACTGCGACCTAATAAAATAGTTTGAAAAGTTTCTCCATACCATCTTCATGAATACTTGCTTCCACTTCTTTACCATCAATGTTTAATTCGATATCGTAATGACTTTGAAAATTATCAATACTACTGTTACCCATTGATACAATCACACCTTTAGCACCAACTGGTATTTCGATTGTTTCTATAATTTCATACGAATCATCGTGTTTATGTGCTTTGAATGACTCCTTAACTTCGACAGATTGAACGTTCTCATATTTATATTTCACTAAAATTCCTCCTTTGGTTTATGTCGCTTTTTCTTTCAACTTTGCTTAATTTCCCTTACTAATTCCACTACTTTTAAATGAGCATCGATTTCGCTGTCTGCCTTTTTTATTAGTTTCATTTCTGAATAATAGTTATTAATAGATTTATAGCAACGGATAATTTGATATACTCCCCAAACATTGTCCACGCAATCTGGTACGTACATTTTTAAATGTTTGATTTTCTTTCCGGCTACCTTTTCAGCTTCACGAACTTGTTCATAGTTTCCCTTGCTAACTAGAACCTTCAACTTCCCACCCTCAATCCTTTTTTCTGATATTCTTCCAGCTCTTTTCCACAGTTTTTGCAATAATTCGCAGGCAATTTACTTTTCTTTTGACACATAATACAGAGAAATTTACCAAATGCATTTGGATGATCATATTTCGATTTATAACCCGTAGCTTCTCTAGTCATATTTTCACCTCAATTATTTACTTCAAGATTTTTTATCAGATTGTGATTTTTACAGAATGTGAATATTCCCATAATTCACTTTCACAACAAGGGCAAACTTTAGGATCCTCACACTCTTCAACACCAAAAGCTCTGCCACACTCTTCACATGAATAAATATCAATTTCCATTGTTTGTTTTTTCTTTTTCCGTTTTGGCCATTTATCTGGATTCTGTTTTCGTTCATTACTGATTAAGCGCTGAATATAGCCTTCACTCACTTGAAACTTATAAGCGATTACTGAAAGCTTTTCTCCAGACATAAAGAGTTGATGTAACTTTTCAATATCCACTGATATTTCGTTATCACGCATCTTCACGTACCTCCTGATAATCCTCTGATTGATACGCGTATTTGCAGTTTTTACAGTCGAAACCACTCTCTGGAACCAAATTATTATCAAACACTTCAAATAACTCGCAGGTATTCCAATCTTTTGTGCATCCGTTGCACTTTACATTCATGATTTCAACACACCAGTCATAGAATTGTTGCCTTGGCATTGTGGCATTGTTGATTTTATCTGCAATATTACGGTCAATTTGTTTTAGGGTATAATCATCAATCAACTTGAAATCAAACTTAACAAGTTTCTTCTTTAGTTGGTCTTGATCCTTTGGGCTTAACCTTTCATAAACTGAGGATAAAAATTTTCTCAAGAATGTTTCCGCTGTTTTTAGGTTCTTGTGCTCTTCTTTTGTGATGTTTCCTCGGCTTTTCCAATCTTCTAACATGCTGCTAATTTTTGGACCATCTACCCCACTATTTCTTAATCCGTCCATCAGTTGTACTATTGACTGAAGGACCATAAATTGGTTTTTCTCATTAGAATTAAGATAATCCCTCATGTTATCCTCCGTCCTTTTCTTTTCTTCCTGTTCAGCTTATCCAGTTCATTATTTAGAGCAGCTGCTTTCAATGAGTTTAAGCATTTCAAATCGTCATATTCTTCTTTGATAATTTTCCGTTGTAATTCTAGTTGTGGGTTTGTTTTCATACTATCTCCCACTCTCATTAGGTAATATTGCTGCTGGTTTCCAGTAAAACAAATCATGTTCAAATTCACATTTTCTCGAACAATAGCAAACTAGTTTTTCGTTTGTTACAACAAAAACTTTTGAACAATTGCAACATTGACTTTTCTTTCCTACGACAATAGAGGCACCTGCCATTCGAAATACTCACCTCGAATTCTTGAAACCTTTTTCTTAAAATGTGTTATTCAACCAAATTACTAAATAGATCATAGCTGCCAAAATGATTAGTGCTGGAACAATGCATATAAAACAGCCACGGAAGAAGTTCATATTAATACCCGTTTACTTGTCTTTCGTGATTTATTTCATTCTTTGCTATATATGCTTGTCCGATTTGATTCCAAGTGAATCCAAGCATGTCTCCTAATCCGATATAACCTCTAAAAAGTTCATCGTACAATTCAACAATCTCTTCTACTTCCCAATCTTCGTTTATTGATTTTTTTAAGTTTGAGATGTCCTCAAACACGTTATTAAAGTGATCAGTTGTATTTTTTGAGATGTAAGGTGTAATCTCGTAAGGCGGAAGAATCTTCAATTCTAATCCAATTGACAAAACGAAATGGAATCCATCTACATACTCTTCAAGCAAGGGATTGTAATACTCTTTGTCCTCTTCCATCATGGCAGGAAATTTTAATGCCTTGGTTCTAGGTTCCTGGTTATTACTCCATTTTTTAAACCCGCGCCATTCGTTTGCACATTCACCTAGTTCCACTTGTAGGGCTAATAACTTCCATGGCAGATTATCTTGTTCTTTTAATTCAGGATGTTCGTTTAAGATGTGTTCATCCAGAATACGTTGCATATCAAAGTATTTATTTAAATCCATCTTTTTGCCCCTTCTCTTCCTTAAGATTTGTATATATTTCTTTTAGTTCACTGAGGTTCAACTCATAAAGTTGTCTGCCGTCGTAGTGCTTAAAATAATTCAATTCAAGAAGTTTACTCTTGTAAAAGTCCTCTGCTTGTTTTTGACCTTTTCTTAATTCATTCATATTTTCACTCTCACTAATTAAAATTTATTGAGTTTGTTGGAAGTGCATCTCCTGTTGCTCTTAATGCATCTTTAAGGGCCTTTTGCATGTTGTCTAACCTCTCGTTTTCGGTTAGTTCTAAATCGTCTTTCATTGCGATATAGTAGCATCGAAGGGCGAAATCTAAATCCAACATTGCTTCAATGATTTCGTGTTTGAATTCCTCATGATCTCTTGTAGTTAATCTATAAGGCTTCCAGATTGTTTTTCTTTTACTCATAACGAATAACTCTCGTTTTGTTGGATGAACGATTCACAATATGTAATTCATTCTCATGTTGGAGGTTCTTAACAACTAACCAATTACTTGCTTTTAGTCCTGCGGCTTCTATAGCCTCTTTTTGTCTATTTGTAGGTCTTTTCCCTTGTTTCATATCATGCCCTCTCTCTTTCCTTACTTTTTCAGCCTCTTGATACAAGGTAACTAATACGTGATTTAGCTGAGCTTCACCGTTTATCTCAAAGTACTTTATGTTAGATTGATAGATATCTAGGCGAATAATCACATCAAGCAAGTCTGCCCTGGTACATACACATCCTGTGTATCCTATCTGCATGTCGTAATCCAAATATTCAATTCTGATCCACAATGGATACTTAGGCATTCTTGCTCACTTCCGTCCGTTCATTCGTTTTTCTTTTGGTATTGTTGCAGTTCTTCTTGCAGCCTTCGCTTCTCCTCTTCAAAAGCATTATCAAGAGGTATTTCGTTAGAATGTGATTGATTGTTTAGCCATTCGGGAATTTGTTCTTGTCGAATTGACTGTTTAGGTCTTCTTTGAACTTGTTTTTTCTTTTGTTCTTCTCGGTGTTTTATTAAAGCAGCATGAACTTCTTCGACCGTTTGAATATTTTTATCAACCCAATCTCTTAAAATAGCTTCAACGTAACTCCAATGTTTAGCACCTTTTTCTACAGCTAGTTTCATAGCTTCAACAACAAGCTCATCTGATAGATCCTCGCACCAAGCTTTTATTTTTTGTGACATATATCCGCTAATCGCTCCAAATCCATTTTCTTCAAAAAACAAGAAAGGATTGTTTACTTTTAATTGATTGACGCGTGCGTTTTCTTCTTCTTCTCTTTTTATCTCTGTAGTAATCTCTGTAGTAATCTCTGGTAATGGTGGTGCCAAGTTGGCCCCTCCATCGTGACAAGTTGGCACGTCCATAGTGCCAACTTGTCCCCTTGGACGTGCCACTAATGATTCTAATTTTTCATAGTTAATCCTGTACCATTTCGTGCGGTCGATTTTTAACTTGTTGTAATTGCTGGTTATTAAATACCCATTGTTCTCTAATCCAGTAATAATTCTCTTAATTGTTCTAATTGACCAAAAAGGAAATTGCTCTTGCCAATCGTCATATGTGTTATAAACCCATTTATGTCCGTCATATATGTTCGTGCTTTTCTCTACCCAAAAATGCAACTGTTGAAGTACGATGCTCTCATTAAGTCCAACAGCGTTTGCTAAAGATGGGATTATCACCAATGGACTTTCATTAAGTAAAAGTTTAGTCATTCTCCTAAAGTACCTCCTGATATCTTGTAAATGCTCTTTAACTGTGGCACTATAAGAATTAAGTATTCTTATAATTCCTCGATTAAGACTTGGATATTTTCGTTCTGTAGTCGAGGAATGTCCTTGGCTAGTTCGGACGCTTTCTGATGGCAGTCAGTTACACTTATTGCTTCTACCAAAGCGGTGTAAAGCGTCTTGAACTTGCCTTTCGTATTTAGTACAAAATCCACTAGAAATATCATGTTTAGACTCCTTTCTAAAGATTGGTGATCAGTTGCACCGGAATAGATAGGACCGTTATGGAAGACGGTGGAAAATCTACATTCCTATCTATTACGGCAAAACTAATCATTGCCGTATTACCTTAAATAGTGGTAATATTAATTCATAAACTATGTGTCTTTGTTTGGGCAGTAAGTGCTGGAACCACTTGCTGCTTTTTGTTTTGTAATGCAAGCTTCATTCGTCTTCTTTGAACGGAAACCTCTCGTCTCTTTTCTTCTAACACCCTCACCTCGTTCTCATGACCTAATCTATTGCTATGAATCTCAATTTCTTGTACTAATAAAGACTCATATTCTAATAACCCAAAATACTCAGATTTTGAAGCTCGTTTATGTAATTTCATGATGCGTCACTCTCCAAGTCCATAACAGGTAAGATATCTCGTTTGGCAAGAATTTGATGGATAAACAGACGTCCTGTTTGAGTCCATTTGGTATGAAGTTTTGTTCCAATTTCACCATTGCTTCGCGTGTATTCTTGTGTTTCTGACTTCGTGTACCCTCTGTGCTGGTACTTACTGTAGAGTAACCATTGACCACTTAACTTATATTGAATTCCTTCTTCGTGAAGAATGGAATTTAATGCTTGTCCAGACAATCCATAATCTTTTGCAATCTGAGTGATATTTACTGTATCTGTTGATTTTAAGATGATGTCATAATAAGTAACTTTTGGTTCATATTCTGCCACGCGTTGCTCCAACATTTTGACTTGTTCTTGTTCCTCAATCCATTTCTTAGCTCGTTCGATTGGATCATCAATCATGTAAGAAGGCGAATAAACGGATTTTAATGTATCACTCATTCTTCTAAACTCTTTTATAAACTTAATCTTTGCTTGCACCGCTTCTTTAGTGTTATAACTAAACACGATCAACGTGAAGGCTTCTTCTGTAAGGTTATATTTAGGTCTTGCTTGATTGTTTTTATCCTGGTACGTGCCGCGCTGAAAATTTAGCCGGGCGAATTCATCTCCTGCATATTCCATTTGCTTTCTAATGTCAGTTAAAACATTCTTATGTTCTTTTCCAAATACTTCAGCGACAGTTAAACTGTCAGTCACCACTTTCTTGTTTTCGATAAAAACCAAATCCTTGTTCATCGTTTCATCTCCTTTTCTATCAAGATAGTAATATTCAAATACATAAAGCTAATAAAATCAGATATCCAAAAGCGAATGCTGTAAGTATGGACACGGGCTTTAGTAAATCGGACATTATATGAATCGCCTCCAAAAATTATTCATTAAATCGTTCATCAAATTTCGCAAATGTGGTAAAAGGAAGTGAGGTGTTTTCAACCTCATTAAAAATTAAAAGGTATATTTTCTTTTGAAATGGTATATCCACTTTTAACAAGTAAACTCATGGCATCTACAGAACCAAAACTCTCTATGGAATATAAATTACTTTCCGTCCAGTAATAAATTTTGTATAAGGTTCCTCCGACGCAACAATCGATAGAAAGTGATTTACCATCGAATTCATAATCAAATGCTTTAATTGCTCTTTTTCTTTTTTTATTGCGACAAAAAATTCTTTCAATTTCCTTTAAAAATTCATCGTTTTTTACAATGGATTCCACAACACTAAAATCAATGGCTAATGCACCCTGTTCATCTTTGATTAGCAGCTCCATCTACTCACCCTCCTTATGAATCATTTCTTGAAATGTGCGGGTAGGCTCTATCTCGGAAATGTAGTCAAGGACTTCCGCTAAATCCTCAGCAATATCTTTTCTTGAAAGATAATCATTGTCATGCTTTAATTCATGAAGGATTAACAAAAGCTTTGCTTTGATTTCGGAAATAAACAGCTGGTCTTCAATACTATTCACTACTCAACCTCCCCTGTAAGTTAACTAGCTCCTTTTTGAATCTGTTGTTTCCTTCTTTCTTCTAAGATGCGTGGTACTGAGGTTTTTAGCATGTGTTCAACAACTAGCTTTTTTATCCGACTTGATGGCTGGCCGAAATTTTGTTGGTTAGCATTTGTGTTCTCCAATGTTTCCCACCCCATTTCATTTAATTAATAGGAGAAAATATTAATATCAAACCGCAGGGACTTCGCGTATCGAGTAGCGACTTGGCAAAAAAATTTCTTCTTTCTTTTTTTGATATAAATTTGCAATTTCTTCTGCTCGATCAGCGCTGACTTGACGTTGGCCATTTTCTATTTGAGATAGATATCCAGCGGATATTTTAAGACGTTTAGCTGCTTCTTCAATACTTAGTGAAGCGTCTATTCTCGCTTGTTTTGGTAAACTGTACATTTGCATCACCTCGCTTAACTTTGCATTACGTAAAGTTCTTATATTCAATATACTTCCCGGAACGCAAAGTGTCAATGCATTTTGCAAAGTTTTTTGTTTTTTTGTTTAATGTTTGCATAATGCAAAGTATAATAATGTTTAGGATGGAGGTGTCCCGATGTTCGGAGAAAAGCTTCGTAAGTTAAGAAAAGAAAAGAAGTTGACTATGAAAGAGTTTGGAGAAAAATTTAATTTAGCAGAGTCTACAATCTCGGGATACGAAACTGGAAACAGAAAGCCAGAAATAACAATTATTGAGAAATTTGCAGATTTCTTCGATGTGTCAGTTGATTATCTACTCGGACGTGAAATTAAAAATACAGACGATACAGCCAATTTCGAGGACATGCTTGACGATCCCGAATTCGAAATCTTTTTTAAAGAGTTAAAAGGATCACCAGAAGAAAACCGCAGGAAAGCATTGGACTTTTTAAAGTATTTGAATGAGCAAGAGAAAAAGTAAAAAGCACCTAGACCAGAGAATGGTTAGGTGCTTTTTTAGAAAGGGTTGAGATTATGGCAAAGGCTTATTTGGCTTGTAACACCTTTAAATTTCATACTATTCAATCTTATATGATTCCCATTCAAGAAGAACTTTTTGAAGATGAAGGTTCTTCTGAAATTAAACTGGAATTAAAACATATTGACTTTCATTTGGATTTTGATCAATATCTTTGTCATCATGATTTTATGCATAAAAAAAATGGAAGAGTTTTCGGAAAAAATTTTACATATTATTTCGAACCACTTAATTTCTATACTTATTTTAAATCCGCAGAAGACCTATCCTTTATTCAAACCAAAACTGATGCAGCTCTCGATTTTATAAAAAGGATTAATAACACCAAGTTATATAATTTAGAACCGGTAAAAATTGATTTCACAAGAATGTATCCGCTTATTACAGAAGTAGGTGGAGCCTGGATTGCAGATCTTAATAGAGCGCACTTAAAAACAGCTGGATTTTTTGGACCAAATGTACACAAAAGTGAAGAATTTATAGATGCAGCTGCTGAAGGTAATGTATCTTCTATTCGTATGAAATATGTTAGCCATAAATCTAAAGAGGAATTTTCTATAGCTATCTCTAAAAAAGGGACTATAGTTTTATACGACACAATTGAAACAATTGAACAGGAATTAGATCTAGTAGAGGAAATATATCAAACGCTAATAAAACCCCACCTATAATTAGCGTGGGGAAAGAGTTAAATATTCCTTTGAAAAAGTGGTTAACTTTTGTAAAGTTGTAGTGTTTATTTCGATTCTTTTTTTTCCAATTGACACCTTATCACTTTCAATATTAAATTTCACATTAAATGTCTGAATATCTTTTGCATTCAGACGTCTTATAAAAAAACCATAGTAAGGATTAAATTCATTAAATTGAATGATTAAAGAGTAATGAGTATTGTCAGCTTTTATTTTTTTATTTATTTCTTCTAATAGCTGACCAAGTTCCTCTTCAATTATTTTTTTGGATCGTCTGTAAGAAACTTCTAAATCTTGTAAAGATAATTGTATAGTACTACTATATTCATCTACACTAATCTCGAAAGACAGGGTATCCAATTTGTATATTTTACGCATGTTACTTACTGATATAATTTTTTGGTTTTCTCCTCTTTCCAAAAAAGTTTTATCTAAAACATCAAAGATATCTCTGTCAAAATCCCCTTGGTATGAAACTTCCATATTCCAAACACATTCAGGATTTATCATATTAAACCACAACTTTTTTATAAACATATAAAATCTTTCCGATTGATTCCAGGTTAATTGTATAGCAAACAGAAACCACCCAAGAATTATTGTTCCATTAACAAAAAAAGAGGCAGGATTTGTAAAAAGATTAATTATTATTAATGCTAGTACAACACCCCAAATTGACATGAGAATAATAAAACTTTTCACTCCTTTTCACTCCTTAAATACGAACGCTTATTTGTAATTATCATATCCCTTATTGAAATCTAATTCAATTATTTTTATTTAAACAACTTGATAAAGGAAAATAAAGGGATTGTAAATAAGAACGTATGTTTGTATAATTTTCTTAAAAAGGACTTTTGCGGGGGTTAATATGAACTATCAGATGACAACAATGGAAGAAAAAATACAAACACTGTATCAAACAATAGGAATTTCCTCCCCTTCACAGTTAGATTATGATTACATTGCTTCAAGGTTAAACATTCCTTTACATATTCGTGATTGGGACAGTAAAGCTGTTAAATTTAAAGGAAAATATCATATTGTGTTAAATGAAAACATTTCAGAAATGGAGAAATGGCAAGACTTTGGTCATGAACTTGGCCATGTGTTGCATCATACAGGAAGTCAATTAATCATGCCAAAACTATTCCGTGAGTTACAAGAAGCTCAAGCCAATCATTTTATGATGCATTTCTGTGTACCTACATTTATGCTGTTAAAACTAGAATTCCCTACGTATCGAGATCAAGCAATCAATCTAATATCTTCTTGTTTTAATGTCACCTTTGATTTTGCTAAAAGTCGTTTAGAACAATTCGAAACGAGAATGTTTGGATTACAGTTTTATGAAAAACTTGCTGAAGCTAGTCAATCTTATAAGGATGCCTCGATAGATGATGATCATTTGGCTCAGGAAATCGATCTTTATGAAGATACCCCACCTTGGCTAAGACCTGATTTCCAAGATTTTATCAATGAAATACCTTATGAATATAGAGATGATGTATTATGGAATATCAAATCAGAATATTATGCTAAAGAACTAGAATTAGTAGGAGGTCGCAAAAAATGAATGTAGCAGCATATATAAGGGTTTCAACTGAAGAGCAAGCGCGGGAAGGATACTCTATATCCGCGCAAAAACAAAAACTTGAAGCTTTTTGCATTTCACAAGGGTGGGATGTATTTAATTTTTATGTTGATGAGGGGTTAAGTGCGAAAGATTTAGAACGTCCAGAACTGCAACGGATGTTAAAACATATAGAAGAAGGTGTCGTTGATTGTGTACTTGTTTATCGATTGGATCGCTTAACTCGTTCTGTTTTAGATTTATATAAATTGCTTGAAGTATTTGAAAAACATAACTGTAAATTCAAATCTTCAACCGAGGTCTATGACACCACAACTGCAATGGGAAGAGTATTTATTACTATTATTGCTGCTCTCGCTCAGTGGGAACGAGAGAACCTTGCAGAACGTGTGAGGATGGGGATGCAACAAAAAGCGAGCCAAGGGAAATGGGTCACCAATACAGCTCCGTTTGGATACGAAATAGATCGAGAAAATGATACATTGGTTATTAACTTTAGTGAAGCTGCATTGGTAAAGGAGATATATCAACTTTACTTAACCAATAGTATGGGTATGAATAAAGTCGCAACTACGTTAAATGAACGGCACTTTACAAATAAATCAGGGCAATCTTGGAACACGAATAAAGTTAGATATATTTTGACAAATCCAACGTATAAGGGAACAATCCGCTACAACTACCGGGTGAATAAAGATCAATATTTTGAAGTAGAAGATGCTGTTCCTGCAATCATTTCGGTTGATGATTATGAGAAGGTTCAACACATCGTAAATAATAGAACTACAAATCATCCTAGAAGAGCAACAAGCGATTTTATTTTTTCGGGTGTAGCTAAATGTGCCAGGTGTGGATCAGCTTTGGCTGGAAAATTATCTTATATGAAACGTGGAGGGAAAAAGTACGAATCGAAATCATATTATTGCGTAAAAGCAAAGGCGAAACTATGTGATATGCCCTTTATGGCTGAAACATATATTACAGACCGATTCTTAAACATATTAAGTTTTCTTGATATCCATGATGAGGTAGCAGCAAGCTCAGATATTGAAACAACTAAAAAAGAAAATGAATTAGATAAAGAGTTAGCGCTATTACAGAATGAGTTAAAATTGATAGAGAATCGAAGAAAGAAATGGCAATATGCGTGGGCAAACACGAAAATATCAGATGATGACTTTACGAAGCGAATGAATGAAGAGAACGAAAGAGAAAAATTAATTAGACAACAAATAGAGGAAATGAAACCGAATCATGTGATAAAATATAACCCTGAAGAGCTTCAAGGTATTTTAACTGATATTCGAACAAACTGGAATTATATGAAAACTAGCGAAAAGAAATTTTTAGTACATCTGGTGACAAAAAGTTTTTTCGTTGAACGGGTTAGTTTCAAAAGAAAACCAGAGTGTTTAAAAATTCTTGATTTCAAGTTTAATCATTAAATCTTTTTTTCTTGCATAGTTCTATTACCCTTACTGAATGTCCTGTTAAAGCAGCACGAATGGCAATCTTCGCCGTTTCCGCATCTCGTATTTCTCCTACCATGATAATATCAGGATCATGTCGTAAAATAGCTTTTAACCCTAGCGCATAGGTAATTC